TCGTTCTTGGCGTCGAGGACGTTCATCGTCTGGAAGACGTACGGGTTCAGCGGGTTCTGCACGAACGGCGCGACGCTATCCGGCCGGCGAACGTTGACGATGCCTCCCAGGCGGTTGTCGAGCAACTCGCGGGGATTCATCAGGCCGCCATTGACAACCGCATAGCGCGGATTGGTGGTGATGGCGGTGTGGTCAAGCACGCCACGGAAGAGGACCGTGTTGGCGTTCTGCGTGTGAATCACGCGGGCCGCGAAGTTGTGGCCGTAGAAGACGTGAGGCAAAGGAAGCGGAACGTAGGCCAGGAACGGGGCCTTGTCGACCTCCTGGGGCTCCTCAAGGATCTTGCCGCCTGCGTGGAGGATCTTGTAGAGACGAGCGCCCTTAGAGCTGTCGATCTCCATACGCACGTAGCTCTCGTACAGGACGATGTATTCCTGCGAGCTGTCGATGGGATCGGTGTCTGCGTCGTTGCTGTGGGTCGGCGCGTTGCGCGCGAGCACCTCAGGGCTGAACTGCAGCTCCTTGGCCTCGTCGGCCGGCAGCGACATCACGATGGACTTCTTGATGCCCATCTCGATCAGCTCCGCGCGCGTCTTGGGCGTACGGTGGCCGCAGTACTTGGCGTCGAGGATGCAAGTGGCCAGGGGCTCGATCAGAAACTCTTCGGGAGCGATTGGATCGATGCAGGTCTTGCTGACGTCCTTCTTGCGCGTCAGGGTGCCTGAGAAGCCTCCGGTGGCCGGATCGAGGTCGGCGTTGAACTCGTCGACGTCGTCCTGGGAGGCCAGAGCGTGCGCGTCCTCATACGAGATGGGACCGAACGTCTCCTCGGTGAAGGCGTGCTTCTTTTCCCAGTAGATCTTCGCGATGCCCGCACGGGCCGTGAGGCTGTCGTAAATGACGTTGCTGAAGATGTTGAAGCCGGGGTTGGCCCTAAAAATTATGTAGGACGCGTAGTCAGTGGCGACGCGGCACATTTCCGCGTTCATATCTTGGTCGGGGTCAAACTGGGCGATGTGGTCGCCGCCTGCGAACACCTCCAGCAACTGAGAGCGCTGCATTTCTACGCTGTCGAAAACATCCGACGAGACGTAGGAGCTTGACCCCTCACTGGTACGCTTGGGCAGATCGCCGTTGATGTAGCGGGTGACGCGTTCACGCTCTCGGGCGAGACGGCTGTCGAACCAGCTAACGCTGCTTGTCGATTTCGCGGAGACCTTGGCGTATATCTCCTCGAACGTTAGAATAGCTGGCTTTTTCGCCATAGTCCTTAAATTGCGTCTGAGTAAAATTCGTCTGTGACTGCGACGGGCGTCCACACGCCTTCATGGGCGTAGTTCGCGATAGCCAGGGACATCACGCAGTCGTCGTGCATGTTGCCATCGGCCTCCATCTTGCCTGCCTCGGTGACGACGAATGTCATCATCTCCTTCAGCGTGGTCTCGTCGTTGATCTCGATTTCGCGGATGCGATCAGATGCACGGAGACCGTCGATGATGAGAGGCTTGGTAGCTTCGCTCGTGAAGAACCCGAGCTTGATCGTGTCCTTGCCGGCGTCTAGCGTGCCCTCGGCGACGTCCGTGTAGAGATACGGATAGTCCGCATCGCGTATGGCGACGCAGGTCACGAGGCCGTGGTTGTTACGCTCGGGCGCGACGAGTGCGCTGTTGTAGTGGTAGCCCAGGGCGATGAGGATCTTGGCGAAGACGTCGGGGTGAGCGATGCCACGCCATACCGCGACCTGCCGCTTCTGGCTGTCGAGGATCTGCGCGACCGATGGGTCACCGTCTTTGCGTCCGCCGCCCTTCTGCTGGCCCTTGATACCCATGCCCACGTCGGCGCCGATCACGTATGTCTCGGCGGGGTCGACCGGGTAGAACACTTTCAGCTCGCCCCTCGGATCTTCTCTGAGGATACGCAGCGGGAGTTCTCTGCCAGTCTTGTCGTCGTACACAGGCTCGACCGCCATCAGGGTGATGGGTTTCTTGCGGTCGGGATCGCGGAGGCGCTCGTGGATGTAGTCGAGGTTGAACACGGGGCGGCCCGTCGAGAGGAAGGCCTCCTCGGGACACGAGGGGTATTCCTGCTTGAACAGGTCGAGGCCGTTCGTAGCGATCTCCTGGCGGCGCCAGAAGAGCTGGTCGTTGTCGACGAGGCCTTTTTCGGAATAGAGCTTGATCAGCTCCTCTTCCTCGGGGGTTCGCTGGAAATCAGCAGGAGCGGGAGTGCGATACTCCTGGCTCTCAAACCACGCGGAGAAGAACGGCCAATAGCCGCTGGATCCGTCTTCGGCGGCGAGCCACATCTCGTGGAAGATGCCGGTCATGCCGTTCGCGGTGCTCTCAAGGAACACTGCGGTGCCCGGTTTCTTCGGCACAGCCTTGATCAGACCGTTGAAGTTCGAGCTGGCGTGCGCCGGAGGCCAGAAGGCCACCTCGGACAGATGCGCCACGGTGAGGGTTTCACCACGAGCAACCGAACGGCCGCCTGCGGTCGCAACGCGGAGCGCGCTGTCGATCTTGTCGAACACCAGCTCGGTACGCGAAGAGTACTTCGTGTGCGGCTGGACGATCTCAGGGACGTTCTCGTGGATACGCTGATACATATCGAACAGCGTCTGCGTGCTCAGCCCTTCATGGGCCATCACGATGCCCTTGGAGGCCTTGCGCTGCGATAGTCGGAAATATTGCCAAGCGGAGATGACCGTCGACAGTCCCTGCTGGCGCGCCTTGAGGACGACCATACGCACGTAGCCTACGGTGGCTTCCATGCGGATGATGTCTCGGGCAAAGCGCGCCTGCACCGGGTTCAGGATGAGCGGGACAATCTCCTGCTCCTTCGACCTGATCTTTACGCAGTGCTTGCAGTAGAACTCAAAGTCTTCGTAGAGCCGCTTGCGAGCTGCCTTCTGGCGCTCGGTTGCGTTCTCAATCATCGTTCAGAATGCTGTCGAGGAAGTCTTCAGCCTTGTTGAGCGTCAGCTTGGACTTACTCTCGGGCTTCGACTTCGTGAAGTTGAGGATGGTGTTGATCGCTTGGATCTTGATCTTCTGGTCGCTGGGGCCTACCGCGAGCACGAAGCATTCCTTCAGCGCGGCCTCGGCCTTGCCAGTGTCGCTGGTCGGGACCTTGACGGTGTGGACATCGCCATCGTCCGAGACATCGACAAACTCGTATTCAGGCAGTTCGCCTTTGTCTTTCATGATCTGGATAAACCTGTCTGCTAGTTCGCGTGCGCGCTCCCATAGGGGCGCCACGGATTCACGCGTGTGCCCGGTGGGGACACCTGCGCGAGAGTGTTTTGTCGGGTCGGCTTTGTGCGAGGCCTTCATTGCCTCGGAGTGACGCGCGCGAAACTCCGGGTCTTCCCACTGCGCCTTCTTGAGGGCGCTGATGTCGGGTCGCGGTTGGCGGCGCTTGTCTACTCGGCCAAAGAGGGGGACCTTTTTGTACTTCTTGGCCCCCCTCACGGGTGTCTTGGTCACTTAAACGCGTCCATTTCCTTTGCGACGCTGTCGGGCACGAAGCTCTTGTAGTGCTCGACGGCCTTCTCGATCTCCGCGGAGTTCGGGCCAATGCGCTGGAGCTGTCGGTGCAAGCCCTCAATCGCGTGAGCGTATTCAGGGTGCTGGGCGATCAACGCGGAGGCAATGCCACTGCGGCGACGCTCGGACTGCTCGGCCTTGAGCTTGTAGCTCTGCCCTCGCCCGCCATAGAGGTTGGCTTCCTGCTCGGCGTACGCCTTGGGCGTGATGCCCTTGGGATACAGCAGGTCCTCGTCGAGCGGCTCGAATGTGGCCTGCTTCGGAGCGGACTTCGGCTCCGGCTGCGGGACGTCAGAACTCAGCGCGTGAGCCTGGGGCTTTCGCGTGGATTGCCTTATAGCCGCAACGGCCAGCCTGAGCTTTGCCTGCTCATCCGCTTTCGCCTTCTTCTCGGCGGCGCGCTGCGCCCTCTTCTCTTCCTTGGCGGCGGACTTCTCTTCGCGCGTGGCCTGGGCTTCAGCCTGGGCCTGCTCACGCTCGGCGACGTCAGCGCCTGTGTACTTGCGCAGGGCGTTGGCAGCGCTCACGAGCTGTGAGGCTCGCTTGCCGACCATCGGGTTCTGCGTGACGTCGAGAGGCGCGTCTTCCACCAGAGGAGACTGGAGGCCGGCGACGGCTGTGCGTGCCTGCTCCTTCTCGCGGATCTCCTGAACCTTGGCGTGACCGCCCATGAGGTTCTTCGCGGTCTTCGTGATCGAGGTCGGGAGGTTCAGCGGGTCGATCTGCGGCTCTGGGGCTGCTGGGGCCGGCGCTGCCTGCGGTTCTGCGGGTAGACCTGCCTTGAGCTTCTGAGCCAGCATCGACTGCGCCACCGGACTGATGTTCGGGAGCTGCGTGACCTGCGGCGCCTTCCAGGGGAGAGTGCCAGGCGTAAGGGGGACCTGCGGGGCCTGTTGGGGCTGCGGGCCTGCCTGGGGCACCGACTGCTGCGGAAGGGGCTTCGGGCCCCACGGGCCTTGCGCCTGCCCGCCAGGAGGCGACGGCGGCGTTGGAGCCTGGGGCTGCTGCGCGGGGACGCGGAGCTGAGCGTTGCGGTCGGCGAAGTGGTCGGCGAACGTCTTACCCGGCGAGCGCATGCCCGTCAGGTTGTCGACGATGCGCGCGGCGCCATAGGTGCCGGCGAGCGCCCCACCGAACAGCGGGTTGCTTGTGCCGAGGAGATGCATGCCGAGGGCCGTCGCTGCCGCACCACCCGCGAGACGCGCGGGGTTCAACAGGAAGCCCAGGTTCTTGTCCATCACACCGGACAGACCGCCAGCCCAGCCGCGGTTGCTGTGGCCGCCGCGCTCGCCCGCCATGTCGGCGACGTGCAACGTGCGGGACAGCAAGGCCGTATTGGCGCCATCGGGGGCACCGGCGGTCTCGCGTTCGATCCGTGCGATCTCGGAGGGATTGACCTTCTCGCCGCGCTGGAGAGCGCTGAGAGTGTTCTCGGCTTCCTGCGACAGCTGTGTCTGCGAGCGGACAAGCTTAGCGCTGTCGCCCAGCTCGTTCTTGAGGTCGCCCAGCACGCGGTTGTGGGCCGCTTCGTCGACCTTGGCCTTACCGAGTTCGCCGTTGCCGGCCGCCTCAAGGCGTGTCGCGTAGTTCTTGGACGCGGCTTCGTTATCGCCGACGAACTTGCGGAGCGATGCGGCGCGCGTGAGGTCCCCCGCGAGCGCGGGCGCGCCGAGGGCGCCTGACATGACGCCGCCAGTGATGGCTGCGCCGCCGACCCGCGAAGGATCAACAGCGAGGCCCTGATCGGTGCCGGCCGTGGTGCCGACCTGATTGGCGAGGTCTGCAGCAGCGCCGCCAGCGACGCCCGTACCAACCGTGGTGCCGGCGCGCGTGAGAGCGTTGACAGCTGCGGAGGCCCCTGCCCCGGTAACCTTGTTGAGGCCAGGGACGAGGCGTGCAGCAGGCACTGCGCCGGCCGCGGATGCCGCGCCTGACGTCAGGTTGCCGATGACCTTGTCCTGCAGCGTCGGTTCGTCGTGGCCGTTGTTGGCCGCGCGTTCCTTGATGGTGTCGCCGGCCGACATGAGCCAGCCGAGACCCGTTGCGCCCAGGAGGGCTGCAGGGATCTTGAGCTTGCCGGGGGCCATGGCCGCAGCGGCCTTGCCGCCTGCGATGGCAGCGCCCATGCTCGGGAGGTTCTCAGCGATGAGCTGGCCCCACTGGCCCGGCTTGTACGGGTCCGCGGGGACGTAGTTGGGGTCGCGGGTGTCGTAGCCGGCGCCGACGCCGAAGTTCTGCTTGGCAGTCTCGGCGACGCCGTGAGCGACCTGCGCCACGCCGTGCTTCGCGCCAGCCAGGGCGCCAGAGGGCTCCTTGTCTGGCATGTTGTCGGCGATGTGGGCGACGGTGGCCTCTTGATCCTCACGCGGGAGGTCGCGGAAGCTGTCGTCAACAGTGACCTGCCTCCCGTTGATCGTGAGGTTCATGGGTTAGTAGCTCCAGGTTACGGACTTGCCGTTCGGGGTCTTGAAGGTGTTGGTCTTGGGAGCGGCGGTTGCGGGGGCCGCAGAGCCGCCCGCTTCGAAGCGGGTGCGCGGGGTGGTGTCGAGCGGATGCTCCTGCTCCCACTGAGCCTGATGCTCCAGCCAGCCGTCATCGAGCTTGCCGTTGGCCTTCTTGTACTTGCGGGCCTCTTCAGCCAACGCCTTCTGGTGTCTGTAGACGGCTTCAAGCGCGTCTTGGTTGGCCAGATTGAGTTCGCGCGTGCGGTCCAGACCAAGACCCTGCGATGCAGAGATGATCTTGTCTTCGTAGTTGGTCGGGTTGGAGCCGAGCGCCTTCGCGTGGCCGAGCTGGTTCTCCTTCGCGGCCTGCTCAATCAACTGTGTTGACGTGAGGCCATCAGGATTGCCACCCATGGAGTAGAGCCAGTTCTTAGCGGACGCTGTGAGGTCACCGCCGCCGCCGAACGTGACATTCCGGTCTAGCGTTGCCTTGCGCATCTTCTGGATCTTGGCGAGGTTCTGGTCAGCCGTTGCACTGGCCGCATTGACGTCAGCGAAGCGCTCTGCATCCGCCTTAGCGGCGAGCTTATCGGCTTCCTTGGCGTAGTCATCCTTCTCAGGCTTCGCGTACTGGCCGGGTTGGCCAACGATGCGCGTGAGGTTCGGGTTCTTGTTGTTGGCGACAAGCAGCCGACCGTCTGGCAGGACCGTGTTTGACCAAGTGCCGTGATCGACCGCCTGCTTCTGCATTGATGCGGATTGCGCGGCGAGCACCTTGGCCTGATCGGGATTGCTGATGCCGGCGAGCGATGAGCCCATGCCGGCGAGCGCCTGACCGATGACGGACATCTTGTCCTGAGAGACGGAGCCGAGAGCGCCAGGGCCCAGCGTCTCGTCGGCGCTTAGTGCGGGGGCAGGCATGCTGCTCTTGCTTTCTGTTGGTGCGAATGAGGACGTGAGGGCGCCGGGAGACGCGGGTGTGCCACCGCCACCGAACTGCGCCATGAGCTGGCGTGCAGCCTTCTCTCGGCCGCCCGTGTTGTCAGCGGAGACCTCGTAGAGGCGGTTGAACGCCGTCGCGGCTTCCTCGGGGGTACGCGCGGCCTGCAGGGCCTTGTAGGCCTTGTTGTGCGTCGTATCCAACTCGTGACGCATGAAGGACTGCTGGCTCTCCATGGTCTGGTAGCTGTCGGGATACATCTGCTGCAGAGCGCGAAGACGGTCTTCACGCCACTGCGCGGTACCCCAGGCCGTGCGGTTGTCGCCGGTCGGGCCCCACGCGGGGAGGTCGTCCCCGCTCTCTTTGACGAGGTTGCCGACGACGCCGGCCGCCTGATGCGGAGCGAGCCCGAGGCCGCCTTGCTCACGGGGCTGTTGTGCCCACGAGAGCCATGCGCTGGAGCGCGAGCTTGATCCGTTCATGTGTTATCCGAAAGGTTTCCAGCCGAGGCCGCCGAGGCCAGTGGCTGCGGAGCCAGCGGTGCCCAGAAGGCCGCCCATGACTTCCCACGCTGACGGGGTCTTCGTGGTCGTCGAGGTGCCGGTGGTCTGGCCGCCCCAGTTGTTGGTGCCGATGATGCCCATGAGCTGCTGAAGGGCCGCGTAAGGCGCCGTCGTGCCGCTCTGGAACTGAGCCTGCTGATTGTCGAGGTTCGCCTGCGTCGCAGCCTGCTGGCCGGAAGCGCCCGTGTTCGCGAGGTTGAACAGGTTGCCCTGGTCCCCAATCGCGGTGGACGATGCGTTGACACCAGTGTTCGCGGCGCTCGTTCCGGCGTTGGCACCGGACGAGAGAGCACCGAGCGAATTGACGTTGTTGGCGTTGGCGTTCGAGGAGGCGAGCGAGAGCCCGTCCTTGTAGGCCTGCGAGCGCAGAGATGCGCCGAGGTCTGCGGACTGCTGAGCAAGACCCCGCTCGACGAGGCCCCGGGCGATGCCAGTGCGCGAGCTGTTGGGGTTGCCGCTGATCGCTGCGTTCTGATCAATGCCCGGAAGGGTCACGTCGCGTGCCGTCTGGCGCGCGTTGAGCATAGCGTTGTTGACTTGGCTGTCGATGTCCTGGCCGGCGACGTACTTGTTCGCGGCGTCGGTGATCGACTGCGCGTTGTTCAGCTTGGTCGGGTCGTAATTCGTGAGGCCGCTAAGGGCCCCCTGGGTCGCGTTGGTGCCTGCGGTCTGCAGGGCTCCGCCAGTGGCTGCTGTGCCGGCCGAGGTGTTGCCCGAGCCGTAGTTGAACATCGACTGGAAGTTCTGCAACTGCTGCGGCGTGAACTGCGCGACGAAATCGGTGGGCGCCTGCGCCTGCGAGGCCTGACCATACGCGGTCTGGGCCTTACCGAATGCATCGGTGAGCGCGGCGGCCTGAGGAGCCCACGGGGTCGTGCTCTCGTTCTTAGAGGTCTCTTGTGTAGACGAGCCCATGAGGGATCCTTAAAGGTGTCGATCCTAGCCGTATCGCACGGCAATCCCCCTGATGAGCATCTGGGGGCGCATTCTGCGCTCGGACCTAAACTGTGTGAATGTAGAGAGGGCGCTCGATGCCGTCGTGGCAGAGTACCGTCGAATAGGGACGCCAGCCCATCAGGGTCACGAAGCGATGCCACTTGGGGGCATCGGACATCGGGCTGGCGAAGAGTGGTGCTTGCACGCACTGCCGGAAGGCCGCCCAGTCGTGCCTGATGCGGCGCAGTGCGGAGTGGGACCACTTGTGTACGCGGAGATGGGCGAGGAGCATTTGCGCTCCCGCCTCATCCCGGTATTCGTCAAGTTCGAACGTGCAGTAGTCCGTCTGGTGCGCGAGATGTGTCTTACGTAATTCCATGTGCCACGAGGACCGCGTTGATGCGTTCGATCTCGGCGATGAT